CAAGAAGGACTTCCTGCTTAACTGCCAACTGCCCGGCAGGTCCCATGCTCTGTGCTATCTGCATATATTGCATTATTTCACTGACTTTCTCCATATTCTGAGACATGGCTATTGGAGCTACTGGTTGAACTTTGACTTGCAACCCATTGACTTTTAATGGCAATTCAATCATACCAAGTTCATCCATGACTTCAAGAGTACGTCTGACAACGGGATACATTGTCTCCTGAATTAACCTGCCAAAAGCACTACCCAAATTCTCAGAAAGCAGTTTCATCTTTTGCATGATTTCAGTAGCGGATCGAGCAGAGGATGTATCTGGTGGCAACATATCATCCATAAGTATTTGTTTGATAGACATAACGAGGTCTTGTTGTGACATTTGCGATAGCTGAGGATCTCCACTCCGGGGCAATGGCTTAAGACTTTCTCCTTGGTTTCCTCCATTTCGAGCCACCGGGATGATCGCTCCGGGGACTAATCGCACCGCATTTGGGTTGAGAACACCGTCATCCATCGCTGTATATACACCGGCTATAGAAAGAGATGCATTCTTCAGATGGTACTCTTTAAGCTTGTTCAAGGTCTTGATATCATGCAGAGCCGTAAGGACAGGGCCTCTGCCATACTTTTCGCCACTTGCTTTCATGTATCGGGATACAACCCAAGGGAATGAGTTCAAGCGTCTATAGACAATTTCATCTTCACCTTCCTTGGTGATAACATGATAGTGAAAAATGCCTTCATCCTTGTCATAGCAGGTAATCTCATATAGCTCTATCTTCTCATCTGGTCTGCCATCATATTTTTGTTTGAGCTGATCTGGGATGTCAGCATCTGGGAACTCCTGATCAACAGCAACAAAAGGAATGCGATGCAGACGATATACCTTATCAACTGTACCAAATGGCCCTTCATCATAAGCAATAAGAAAAGAGGGAACGGCTGTATAGCGAATGGGTTGCAACTCGTCACCGGGTTGGATGATCATTACAGCCGTTCCGATAGCTAACTCAAGGAGAAACTCACCCATCGCCATATCGAAATTGGATTGCCGCATAACATCAAACATCGTATCGGCATACTGATCTAGTACCCTCTGTATCTCAACGTGTCTTTCTTTGGGGATTTCATCTCCCGGAACTAAGCGACACCAATGCCGTTGTGTAGGGAAGACCCCAGACTGAAGACGGTTGGCAAATCTCTGGGTAGCGTGGATAGCCGTGCTATCGTAGACCCGGTTCATCTTATCGTTTTTGGGTGAGGTAGTCTCGTAGTTGCCATCATAGAGGTTTCTGTTTGGCAGGACATAGCGATAGGCATCTTCATAGATTGACCGCCATTCATCCTTGTGGGCCATAGCTTTCTTGAAGCGACCCTTGAGTGTGGTTACATCAAGTCTCATCCGTAGCTTCGATTGACCTTAATCTTTCCCCCCGTCTGTTTCGCCATCTTTTTCGCTTCCGCTACTCCCTTCTTCGTGTACTTGAACTTCTTCTTCTTTGTTCCGTCCTTCGTCTTGTAACTCACCATAGGCATCGCTCATCTCCTTCTTTCTTGGGTTGCGTAAATACTTTTTCATTATCGTGGGTTTCTATCCGGCCCTAGCGTTCTTTGAACTTGAATAGGATTTCCTTGGGTTTGATCTTGCCTATCACCCAACAGCTGGCTCATCCCCCCGGTTTTCATCTTTCGCATTCGCTGATTTATCTTTCGACGCTCTTGAATTTCCTGTCGTTGCACTTTTTCTTCCTGTGCTTGTGTTCGTTCCTCTGTTTTCTGACGTTGCTTTTTTTCTTCTTCACTCGGGCCACCGCCACCGCCAAATAAAAATCCCATTAGAAATACCTCGCATATAAAAAAAAGTCTTCTTGGTTGGGGCCAAAGTTTTTCATCAGCCCTTCTTTTTTAAATACCATCATTTCAATCCATCTTACAGCCCGTAAGTTTGCCGAAAATACATAACATTGGTATCGTTTTGCTCTTAAAACCTTGGCGGTATACTCAAAAAAACGTATTGAGGTGCGGTGCATTTTTATTTTGTGGGTGTCAAGATCTGTTGCAGGTATGAGCCAACATTCGTAGCATCCTTTCCAGTAGGGAACTAACCCAAACATAGCAAATACTTGATCATCAACAACTGCGGAGAAGGACATTCCTTTGGGAAGTCGGCTTACCAACTGCTCTTTATTGGCTTGGACAAAGGTACTATCGGCAGATCTATAGCTTATCGTGTCAATATGATGCGGCTCAAAGTCTACAATCTTTGCGTGAACTCCATCAAGTTTGGCTACTTCTGTGATTTCATCAGGCAAAAACATCAAAATCGCCCCAAGCATTTGCCGTTTTATAGAAGTGAGGGGATTTGCCCCTGACCATGTTGCGATGCTCACCGCCCCCAAGAAGAAGATACCCCAGACTATCGGCAACGTGGGAGTTGTGGTCTTTGTTTGGAACATCCTTGAACCGTTCATGCCCCGATCCCATAGCAACCCGTTTGAAATGATAGCCCCCAGCCAGAGCTTTTCTAAGACGAACACACTCACGATGCACCATAAAGCCTGGTTTGCCGTCTATCAGTCGTGTCATTGGGATAGCCCCTGCTTCTCTTCGGGTCTTAAATTCGTTGGTAGCCGTTGGTCGAGCGACTAATCCATGTGTTTTGAGGTGATCAAAGGCTGTTTGCTCATAGATCATATCCCTTGCTGATCCTGCAGGGTCACCCCATATCATGCATTCAAACTTTGGAAACCATGTTTCTAGCTCTGATTTTAGTAGATGGGCAAAGCGTTCTAGCCCCATATCAAAGGTTACTATCTCGCGGAGAATATGCCATCGACCGTTTTGCATCTTCTGACCAAACACCGCAGAGGGTGTAAGTCCAAAGTCAAGACCCACTTGCACTGGAATACCTTCTTTGATCACAAGATCATCAGACATTGAGTGGTCATCATATTCGGGCCAGACGGGTCTTCCTTCTTGAACATAGGAATATTTCCCTTCAGCGTAGCATCGTATCCAATCCAAGGTCTTACCGGGGATCAACTGCTCATAGTATCCATCGGGCAGATTAGTGAGGTTTTCTGCTTTGGGATTGGTTTGCCACCATCGACCTGCTTGATACATAAAACCTTGTGCTTCTGGCATATCGGCAGGGACATCATCAGCATGAACTTCCTTTACTCCCCCCGGTTGTTTATAAAAACTCCACTTAAATTTTCCGCTAGGCTTTTCTTTTTCTGCCATATGGTAGATGTAATGGTCATCATCTGGGGGGTTGGTGTCCATAATGATACCACGCCACGTTGGCCCACCGTCTGATTTTGTTGGATAGCGACCAACACGATGCGATAAACCATCAATCACCGCCTTGGGCAACTCTTTTGCTTCGTTAACAAAAGCCCCGGTGAGTTCCAGAGACAACAGTTTCCGTACATCTTTTGGTTGATCAAGGGCAAGAAACATAACCTCCATATCAATACCTGCTGCTCCTTCTTTTGAGGGAAGACGAATATGATGCTTGATTGGTGGCGCATGATGAACATTACCCCAGACATCTTCCGGGAATAACTCAAGCCAGGTCTTGAGAGTAGTGGTCTTCAGCATAGGATAGGAGTTTCTGACAACAGCAAAGCGTGAATACTTGATGCCATCCCTCGGACTGGGTTTCTGCATAACGGCTCTTCGAAACAACTCCGCACAACACGCATAAGATTTCCCAGAACCTACAGGGCCCATAATGGACTTGATAAAACTATCATCATTGAGAAACTTCCATAGAACCGGGGAGCGAGAAAAGTCTAGGTTCATTCCTCCATCGGGCGTGATTTTCTTTTCTTCCATCGAAACTTCTCCTTTCTGATATATGCCTTTAGTTTCTTAACAAGCTCTGGACGGAGATACCGTATCTGATACATCCTCTCATCCGGCTTGATAGGTTTGAGAGCAAACCGTTTGGCAAACTCCTCATCCTCATTCATCCTTCGGACCTACCATCTTTACTTCAACAACGGCTGGCTTATCGCTCGTTTTGTCTTGGTCAAGCAACCCGGAAGCCCTTGCCAATGTCCTCAGAACACTCACCTTGTCAATCATCTCAATATCTATGGCATTCTTTCCATCCGCAGTTGGAACAATCCTTATCTTCTTGATTGCCGTAAGAACACTATCCGGGATAGATGCACTTGACTTAACCTTGATATTTCCCTCTTCATCCCAAGACAATACGTCTGATATCTTAGCAGTAGAAAGATTGATGAGTTCTTGAGCCAACTTATCCCGGTTGTCAAAGATAACATCCGACCCACCAACCTTTCTCTTTACTGT